GTCTACTTCATCTACAGATTCATTTACTACACAAACTGGATTGCCTGAGTCTTGCAAAGATGTTGTAATTCTTGGTGCTTCATACCGTTTAATTGCTTACTTAGACCCAGCCCGTACTGGTGCACAATCACCACAGGCTGATGAAACAGATAACACTCGTACCTTTGGTTCAGCAACTAATGCGTATCGTCAACTATTTGCTCTTTACAACCAACGTTTATCAGAAGAAACAATGTCACAACAACAACAATACCCGCCACGAGTTCACTTCAGCCGATAGGAAGATTGAATGACAACTAGAAAATACTCATCCCGTTCCCAGCAAACTACCCTGACTGGTGGAATTAACTCAAGCGTAACTTCTGCTACAGTCGTATCTGGAAGCGCACTCCTTGGCGGTATAACCGTTTCTGCTGGAGAAATCTTTACTGTAGTAATTGACCCAGATACAGCCCTTGAAGAAATTGTAGATGTTACGGCGGTTAGCACTAATACGCTAACCATAGTTCGTGCTATTGATGGTTCAACAGGACAGGCTCACTCTGCTGGTGCAGTGGTTCGCCACATGGCAATTGGTCGCGACTACCGAGAAGCCAATACTCATATTGAAAACACAACAACTGCTCATGGTTTGACTATTGCTAACGTCCTTGAGACGACTGATACAAACATGATTACCACAGCAATGCTCCAATCAAATGCTGTAACAACTGCAAAGATTACTGATGCTAATGTAACTACAGCAAAAATTGCCGATAGTGCAATTACATCAGCAAAGATTGCAGACCTTACCATTGCCACAGGCGACATTGCAGACTCTGCTATCACAAGCGGAAAGATTGCAACTGGTGCTGTAGGTACAGTCAAGATTGATGACCTATCAGTTACAGAAGGTAAGTTAGCCGCTAACTCAGTTACATCAGCCAAGATTGTTGACGGGACTATTGTTGCTGGTGACTTAGCAGACGGAGCAGTTACATCTGCCAAGATTCTAGATGGAACAATTGTCAATGCTGATATCAATGCATCAGCGGCTATTGACAAGACAAAGATTTCAGGTACAGCAATTACCGCTGGAGATACTGGCACAGTTACTAGCACAATGATTGCGGATGCAACTATTGTTAACGCTGACGTATCAGCAACTGCGGCTATCGCAAAGACTAAGTTAGACCTTGGTGGAACAATTACCTCTGCTGACTTGGTAGATGGAACTATTGTTAACGCAGACATTAACGCTTCTGCTGCAATTGCACTATCTAAGTTGGCAGTCGACCCACTGGCTCGTACTAACCATACTGGTACACAGACAGCATCTACAGTTTCAGACTTTGATACACAAGTTCGTACATCTCGTTTAGACCAGATGGCAGCACCTACTGCAGCCGTTGCTCTTAATTCTCAAAAGATTACAGGACTTGCAGACCCAACCAATGCTCAGGATGCGGTAACTCTTAACTACATCACAACTCAAAAGGGTGCAGTTAATGGTATTGCTGAACTTGATGGAAGCGGATTAGTTCCAACCCATCACCTACCAGCACTAGCAATTTCTCACACATCAGTAGTTGCATCACAAGCAGCAATGCTTGCTTTAACTGCACAGGTTGGTGATGTTGCGGTTCGCACAGATGTTAATAAGTCATTTATTTTAACAGCAGACCCAGCATCAACCCTTGCTAACTGGCAGGAACTTCTTACTCCAACAGATGCAGTTCTTTCTGTTGATGGTAACACTGGCGCAATCAGCCTATCTGGAACTTATCTTAACCGCACAAGCGGTCAGTTGCTAGGTACTCTAGATGCCAATACTCATAAGATTACAAATCTAGGAACACCTACAAGTGATGCAGATGCTGCTACTAAGGTGTATGTAGATACTGTTGCAGGTTCTGCTACCGCTGCTGCAGCAAGTGCTGCCGCTGCTGCTACAACCTATGACAACTTTGATGACCGCTACCTAGGCGCTAAGTCAACTGCTCCATCTGTAGATAACGATGGCAATTCACTTATTACTGGTGCTCTTTACTGGAACTCAGTATCTAATACAATGTTTGCTTGGTCAGGTTCTGCTTGGGGTTCTATCTCCTCGACAGCAGCAATCTACCGATTCCGATTCACTGCATCTGGTGGAGAAACATCAGAGTCAGGTTTAGATGATAATGGATTAACTCTTTCCTATCTTGTAGGTTATGAGCAGGTATACCTTAATGGTGTGCTTCTTGCTCGCACCTCTGATTACAATGCTACAAATGGTACAAGCATTACAGGACTAGCAGCATTGACTGCTGGAGACATCCTTGAAGTAATTACATTCACAGCATTTGATTTGGCTACAGCAATTCCTAGTACAGTTATGGATGCTAAAGGTGACTTAATTGTTGGAACTTCTGCAGATACTGTAGGAAAATTGACAGTAGGTACTAATGGATATTATCTAAAGGCTGATTCATCAACTGCTACAGGTTTAACTTGGTCAGCAGTAGACCTATCATCTTATGCAACAACAACAACAGTTCAAGACAATTACATAATGTCCCTTATGGGCGCAATCTAAGAAAGGTAGTAACTAATGGCTACAACAACTAAGGTGCTGGCTCGTACAGCAGCAGCAACATCAAGCACAACGCTATACACAGTACCCTCTGCAACGACTACAGTAGTAACTAACATTGTTATCTGTAATCCAACAGGGTCTGCAGTAACTGCATCAATGACAATCAATGCTATTGACCTTCTAGGTAGCGTATCTATTGCTGCTAATTCAACTGCATTTTTTGACCTTAAGCAAGTAATTCCCGCAACACAGGTAATTGCTGGTAGTGCATCATCGACATCAGTAGACTTTCACATTAGCGGAGTGGAGATAGCGTAATGGGTATTTCAGTATTTCCTGCCGCAGGTGGCGGCCTTACACAAAAGTTTGCTGAATTTACTGCAACTGGTACTTTTACTCCGCCCTCATCTGTTTCAACAGTAGAAGTTTTGCTTGTTGCTGGTGGCGGTTCAGGCGGTGGGTGCGGTGATGGTAATAATAATTCTGGCGGTGGCGGTGGTGGTGGTCAGGTAGTTAAAAAGTATTTAACTGTTACAGGCGGCACTTCCTACACAATTACAATTGGCGCAGGTGGCACGGCTAGCACAGGGCAAGGTAATAATGGCGGTAATTCATCATTTGGTTCATTATTGGTTTGCGGCGGCGGCGGCGGTGGTGGTAATGGTGGTACCAGTGCCGCTGGAAGTGCAGGCAATTCAGGAACTAATGCACAAGGTGGTGGAAATCTTGGAGGAAGTGCAGTAGACCGCGCGGGAGGTGCAGCCCCAGGTGGTTCAGGCGGAGGCGGTGCTGCTAATCAAAATGCTTTATCTATTGGCGCAGGCGGAGGCGGTGCTGGGAGTATCGGTTCTAATGGCGGCATAACAACTGGAGGTCCATTGCATTACCCACCGCGAGGAGGAGAAGGCTTGTATGGATTTGGTGCTGGTGGCAACGGTTCTACACCAACAGTCAGCGTTTTAGCCAGCAATCCCCCTGCAAATAGTGGCGCAGGTGGAACTGGTCGTTATGGTGGTACTGCATTAACAACTGCAGCAGCAGGTGCTTCGGGTTACTGTTTAATAAGTTATTGGAGTTAATTATGGAACAACATTACGCATTTATTAAAGATGGCAGAGTTGCAAACATTGCAGTATTTGCTTCACAAGATGAAGTTCTTGCTGATGCAGTTGCACAAGAACAAGGCTATGATGATGCTGTATGGGTAGGCTCAAATATTCCTGCAATGTTTTCTTCATACGATGGCACAGTATTTACTCCTCCAACTGAGGAACATTTAATCTCTATTGGAGTTCTAAATCCACCAGTAGAGGAGCCAACTAATGACTAAAGCCCGTGACCTAGCCAACGCTAGTACAGCCCTATCTGCAGTATCTGCTACAGAGTTAGGCTATCTTGATGGTGTAACCTCTGCGGTGCAGACTCAGATGGATACTAAGTTGGCAACTACTACTGCAGCATCTACTTATTTGGCATCTGCTACGGCAGCAACTACCTATGCTCCATTAAACTTGGTAACTAGCGCACAAACAGCATCTTATACGTTAGTGCTTGCTGATGCTGCTGACATAGTTGAAATATCTAATGCTTCTGCTAACAACTTAACAGTTCCTTTGAACTCATCAGTTGCCTTCCCAGTTGGTACTCAGATTAATATTCTTCAAACTGGTGCAGGTCAAACTACTGTAGTAGCCACAGGTGGTGTTACTATCAATGCTACTCCTGGATTAAAACTAAGAGCGCAATGGTCATCAGCAACGCTGATTAAGCGTGCAGAAAATACTTGGGTTCTTGTTGGCGATTTGAGTGCATAATGCCAATACTTGGGATTGTCGCATCACGCAATGGTGGTACTCCATCTGCGCCTACAATTGGAACAGCAACTGCTGGTAATACAACAGCAACTGTTACCTATACAGCATCTACTTATACTGGTAAAGGCGCTGCTACTTATACAGCAATTGCATCTCCAGGTGGATTAACTGGCACAGGTTCAAGTCCTATTACTGTTTCAGGATTAACGAATGGAACTGCTTATACATTTACCGTTAGAGCAACATCTACTACAGGTCAAACTGCAACTTCTTCTGCATCTAATTCAGTAAGTCCTGTTAACCCAGTACCAGTTGTTACAGGTGGAACCCTTACATCTGATGCAACATATTACTATAGAACATTTACTGCTAATGGAACTCTTAGTGTATCTGCGGCAACATTAACAGCGGATATATTAAATGTTGCAGGTGGTGGTGGAGGTGGCGCATCCGATAACAGTTCATTTAGCAATGGTGCAGGCGGCGGTGGTGGTGCTGGTGGTTTATTATATACCGCTGGTCAATCATTAGCCGTTAATTCATATGCAATAACTATTGGCGCAGGTGGCGCAGGTGGCGCAGGTATTACTACAGCAGCAGTAAACGGTAATAGTAGTTCTTTAGGGTCAGTATCCATTTCAACTGGTGGTGGTCGTGGTGCTAGTGCAAAAAGCACTTTTGCTGCTGCAAGTGGAGGCTCTGGTGGCGGTGGTCGTGGAACGTACAATGACAATATTGGGGCAGATGTTTCAAGTTCTGGTGCTGCTGGTACTAGTGGTCAAGGTTTTGCTGGTCGTGTTGGTTATTCTGATTCTTTTGGTTCTCGTTATGGTGGTGGTGGCGGCGGTGCTAGTCAGGCTGCTCCAATATATGGGCCTGGAGGTAATGGAAGTTCTTACTTTGGCTCTACCTATGCAGGTGGTGGCGGTGGTGGAAATAATGCTAACCAACAGGCTGGTGGTACTGGAGGCGGTGGAACTGGTGGTAATCCAACTGCTTCTAGTGGAAATGGAACAGCAAACACAGGCGGCGGAGGCGGTGGCGCAGGATACAACGGTTCAATTGTTAATGGCTATGCAGGTGGTTCAGGTATAATTATTGTTCGATATACAAGAAGTCAAGTGGGTGGATAATGGCACATTGGGCAGAAATAGATGAAAACAATATTGTTATTCGCGTAACAGTTGGTGATAACAATGACCCTGACGAAGGCTACCAATGGTTAATAGACAATCTTGGTGGTACCTGGATTCAAACTTCATACAATAATAATTTTAGAGGAATGTTTGCTGGTGCTGGATTTACTTATGACCCAGTTAATGATGTATTTGTACCACCAACTGAATAATTAAGGAGTAACGTGGCAGGCAGAGACTTAACAGATGGTAGAGCCAATCGCTCCATTGCTGTAGATGTAGGTGTAGTTGCATCTACTGCTATCTGGCAGAACACAGACATAGCCTATGACATTGCTATTGGTGGTATGCCATTCATCCTTGCTACTAGTAATGACCGCCCTTATGGGCGTAGGACTGCACCGTTTAAGAAAGACCAGTTTGATTCTACTAACGAGCCAGGTGAACAGTCATTGACTGGTTGGTGGATTCGCTCACAGATGTCTTTTCATGGCGGTTCAGGTATCAACTTCTTTGACCCTGCAACTAATGATGAGAACGGACACTACCGTTTTGCAGATAGCAAAGGCTTAAATGTCTGGACTAAGGGTGAAGTAAGTCTTCTTAAGAACTGCACTCAAGGGCATAACACTACTGGTGCTATCCGTTCTAATGGTCGTCCATTCCAAACTATGCGTTCTATTAAATGGGATAGTACTTCTGGAGTATTGCTTCATGATGAGTACGATGTAGATAAGATTGATGTTACTAATCCAGGTACTCCAATACATTTTATTGATTACAATTCTGGCACAGACTCTCCTGTCTATGCTATTTGTGATGATGGCACTACTGCATACTGGATTACTAATACCTCTACAAAGAAAACTGTATACAAGAAAGCCTTAACTGGTACATCTGCTACCGCCAATACTTCCATGTTTGATGAGATAGGTACTATCTCTAATGCAACTATGGAGTATGTTAAAAACCGTATTGTTATGTGTGCTGATAATAAAGTTTACGAGTTTGCTGGTTCGGCATCAGCAATGCCATCAGTTTTGTATACACATCCAGTAAGTACACATACATATAGCAGCATTACAGCATCAGGTCCAGCGATTTATATCGCTGGCTATAACGGCATACAATCTACTATTGATAAGTTTACTCTTACAACAACTGGTTCAATGCCAACACTTACTGGTGGCTCAGCGGTTGCTGCCGAACTTCCAGTAGGCGAAGTAGTACATAAGATTTATTACTATCTAGGTTACATGATGATTGGTACTGATAAAGGTATTCGTGTTGCTACTGTTAATGACCAAGATGGTTCTATTACATATGGTCCTTTGATTGTTGAAACAACTCAGCCTTGCTATGACTTTGCTGCTCGCGACCACTTTGTGTGGTGCGCGACTGGTGTAGATGGAGAGCCTGGAGTTATCCGTATTGACCTATCTACAGAGGTAGCACCGCTACGCTTTGCGTGGGCAAATGATATTTATTATGACGGAGTAACTGGTTACAATACAACTGCTTGTGCTTTTGCAGCAGCAACTAATCGTCTTGTATTCTGTGCTGCAAACAATTATCTTTATGCAGAAGATGCAACAACTCTGCGCACAACTGGCTATATAACTACAGGCAATATTAGATACGGAACCCTTGAGCCTAAAAACTTTAAGCGTTTACTTGCTCGTGGTAACTTTACTTACGGTTCTATGACACTAGAAACTGTAGATGCAAATGGCAATGAGTATGACCACATCTCCTATGACTCAGCAGTACCGCCAGTGGAGGTGACAACCTCCAACCCAGCAAGGGCACAGGAGTATGTAGCCTATAAGTTTATTATGTACCGCGATGGTACTACCTCATCTCTTGGCCCAGTCTTTAAGGGCTATCAGGCAAAGGCAACCATTGCTACACCACGACAAAGACTTGTCAGCCATTATGTCTACTGCTTTGATGAAGAAACAGATAAGAATAATTCCCGTACTGGTTATTCAGGACGGGCGTATGACCGCATTGTTACCTTAGAATCCATTGAAGAAAATGGTGACATTGTTACATGGCAAGACTTAAATACTGGCGAAAGTCGTCAGGTCCAAATTGAGGGTATCAGTTTGGTAAACACTACTCCACCAGATAAAAACTCCACAGGGTTTGGTGGCATATTAGAGATTGTGGTGAGGACAGTATAATGACTGCAACAAACTGGGCTGGCTTAATCGTATCTGTAATTGCAATTGTTTCAGCATTTGCTGGCTCGGTGCGTTGGTTAGTTAAGCATTACCTTTATGAACTTAAGCCGAACTCTGGCTCAAGTTTAAAAGATTCCGTCACAAGACTGGAAGAAAAAGTAGAAATTCTTTATCAGATGATGTTACATAAGGGGAGAAATGAATGATAAAACTTGTGAAGAAAGCCACGCCTGCCGCTATTGCTGTACTACGACAGGCCACAGCGATATGTCCATCTCGTATGAAAGCATCCGATGGACTCCTGCCGTCATCAGCGCATATCCATCAGAATCCCAACTCTGACCATAACAGTGGACTTGCTGTTGACTTAACACATGACCCTAAGAATGGAATTGATTGTGCTGAAATATTTGAAAAACTTAAAGAAGATAAGCGTGTGTCGTATCTTATTTTTAAAGGAAAGATTTGGTCCAAAGAAAAGGCAGCACAAGGAAATCGAGAATACACTGGGGGTAATCCTCATAACAAGCATCTACATATTTCTATTGTCAGTACTTGCGCTAACGATATTTCTCCCTGGTTTCCATGGCTAGGTGAGCCTAAGAAGATTAATGTTATCAAGGCAAAAGTTAAACCACTACCCAAAAAGAAGGAGAACAAATGAATAAGAAGAAGTTACAAGCAATCGCAGCAACTTATTTGCGTGCAGGAATTGCATCAGTAATTGCACTATATCTTGCTGGAGTTACAGACCCAAAGGCTTTAGCAACAGCAGGTATTGCTGCTATTGCAGGTCCATTGCTTAAGGCATTAGACCCTAAAGCAACTGAGTTCGGAAAGACTAAGTAGTAATTTAAGGGGCCTAGCAGCCCAATAGACAGAAGAAACCCCCAGAACTGGTAATAACTACCAGCGCTGGGGGTCTTTTGTCATTTACGCAGTGTATTTAGGATGTCTTCAACCTTAATAAGGTAGCCCTTACTAGGGTTGGGAGGTATGTTGCAGGTAATGGCTCTTCCCCGTGCCGTAACTACTTGCCTCAATACCTCCGTTGGTACTAGCAGGGTTGCCCCCTCCAGAACGAAAGCCCAATACTGAGCCTTTGTGCTGGACAATCCTGATAGATACCAATTCTCGTTGTTGTGTGACCAGCAAACTGTCTCGATGTATAGGTTGCCAGTATCTTTCCATTTCAAATCTGTCTTTACTTCTACTGTAGTACCACCAGTTAACAACTGTTCTACTAAGCCTTCGCCCTCTTGACCTACCTTTAGGTCTAAGTCGAAGTCTGATAGTTTGCTCATGGGTATCCTAAGTATAGTGGCTTGGCTGTTATCTTTAGTTTCCTTCTTAGTACTTTGCGTTCGTGTTCTGTGGTTCCACCCCAGTATCCGAGCACACCATTCTTAAGTGAGTAGTCTAAACATTGCTGTTTAACTTCACAGTTGTTGCAGATTTTCTTAAGCATATTAACTTCTCTGTATGTACCGCTACCTTCTGGTACAAAGAACTCCTCTGAGTCTACACTTCTGCAATTAGGCGTGCCTTGCCATTCTGGATACTCCATTAGAACTCAAATGTTAGATACCAGAAGCCAAGTTCTATACTAATGTAATGCTTAGATATATTAATTCCAATTGCAATTCCTGGGAAACGACCCCATGCAATCCACTTATTCTTGCCTATCTTTTTTGCTGCCATTCTATCCTCCTGTTGAGTAAAAGCCTGAGCCGTTGAACTTGACTGCTGGTGCTGACCATATACGCTGCATGGTTTCACCACAAGTAGGGCAGGCTGGTGGAATGTTCTCGTTAATCTCTACTACTTCTGTACAACAATCACATTTAAAATCAAAGAGTGGCATTAGAAAGTACCTTCGTTCTTTGGGTAAGGGAGTGTGACCATTGAGCCACAGTTAGTGCACTCTCCATCAAGGAAATAAAAGCATATCTCACCTTGGTCAAATGCAACAAGCGCATGAAATACATCCCCTCCACATACGCAAACATCTCCAATAGGTTCTCCTCGCAAGTCCATAGCGTGTGAGTAATCCGTTGGGTGTAGTAACTCTCGTATTTCTCTGACATTATCATTCCCCTGATTCGTCATCATCTGCCTCTACTAAAGTATCTTCTTCTAGGTATGGCCTATGCCCACCTAGATTTCTGATTAAACTACTTATTGCACGCTTTACTTTCATTCTTGCACCATCTGCCGTGGTAGATAGTTCATCTGCTATGTCACTCCACTCAACGCTTTCTGCTGAGTATTTAATACGGAGAACATTTTGTTTTGCATCTGACAATCTGTAGTAGGCTGTGGCTATATCTGAGCGTAGCACTAACCAGTTATTAGTATCATTGCTTTCTGCTTTAGAAAACTTATAGTTCAAGTCTTTGATTGTTATTGGAATCTCGTATGATTCTGCAATGATAGATGGTAGGAATGCTTCGATAACTGACGGGTCATAATAGTATAGGTCAAGTATTTCATACCCAATCTTTCTAGCCTTTTCTTTTTCACAATACTTAATTGCTGCATTGCGTAGAGACCTGGCTATAAGTTTGTCTCTGTCTTTCTGTTCTAACTCTGACCACTCTTTGTATTTTTCGGGATGAGAAACGAACCACAACCATAGTACCTGTTGTATATCTGATTGCTCAGTTATTGGATACTTGCGGTGGTACTCAGCAGCAAGGGCTGAAACCATTACTTCGTACTCATCTAAATACATTAGATTATTGTATGCCTTCCCATTGCCTTCTCTGTACTAACAATCCAATTATTGCATAGTTTGCTAGGTCAATGAAGGAATCCTCAATGGATTCATAGTTGGGCGTGTCGTTCTTTTTATAGTAAAGATTTTCTAGCCGTGCCATCTTGTCATGCATACGCACTAGCAATCCGTTTAATGCACCGCCTGGAGCATTGGAGATATTCAACGGGCCGTAGTCTGCATGTTTGCGTATCATAATAATACGCAGTTCTTTTAGGATATCTTCAAAGTCATTCGGGTCTTTCATTTAGTATCTCCTTTGCCTCTGTATCGAACTTGTGCATTGCTTCTGCTACTAGCAGTTCTTCAATTGTTTCATTGCCACTACCTGTGGCTGCTGCCACTATGACCGTGGCTATCATGGTTAACATTTTATGTGCCATCTCTTGGTCTTTGTGAATCATTTCGGCTACATCCCGTAGTGCATTGAGTAGGTCTAGCCCTTGCTTGTCTGATACTGGCAAGCCAATAATACGTGGATGGTCTTTGATAAACTCCCATACATTATCTTCAGTTGGTATTGAGGCATCTGGCGATTCGCTCATTGATAAAGTCTACTCCTTCTTTATGCACGATACTGTTTACATCGTGGCCCTCTGGCATCTGGATGATATTTACATTGCTTAACTCTTTACCTATCTTTTTACCGAACTCTAACCCTGGAGCATCGCCATCTGCTAGCACAATCACTGTATCAAAATCATCTAGGATTCTTGTATAGAAAGGCTTCCAATTGTTTGCACCTGGAATACCTACGGCTGGATGTTTGGTCTTAACATTTAGGGTAATACAATCTATCTCTCCCTCAGTTACGCAGATATAATCTGATGCTGTTAGCACAACTTGTGCATTGAACATGCTGGTCTTAGCGCCTGGCATACCCATGTACTTGGGTTCTGCTCCGTTCATTGCTCTGAACCTAATATCTACTACGCCTGATGGCGTAATGTATGGGATGGCTAGTCTATCTGAGTACTGTTCATGACCTGGCAGAGCGTCCTTTACTACTCCCAGATGAAATCGCTGCGCTTCTTCTACCGAGAGATTCCGTGTTGCCAGATATTCTTCTGCTAAATGTATTTGATTTGCGTACTGGTTCGCTGCCTGCAAGAGAAATTGCCTGTGCGAATTTGATAGCCTCACGATATGTGCCTCCTTCTTTTTCAATAATTAAATCGTATACATCTCCACCAACACCACAACCATGACATTTAAATCTACCTTCATCAAAGTTTATACCTGCTGATGCATGACCATCTTCGTGGAATGGGCATTTTATTTTGCGCCAACCGCTGCCCTCTGCTGGCACGGTTGCGCCGATGTATCTTAAGTAATCTGCAATATTATGTTTGTCGTCCACGCATAGCCTGCTTAATTAAATCCAGCCATACTTTGGCTGGCATTGTGCAATACCATTCATCAACATTCTTAGTTCCTTTTTTCTTATGGAGGACAACACCTGTCCATCCTTGGTCGTTAATCATTTCTATTTCTAGTTCTTTAATCCAAGTGCTAAGGTCTAACTTAATGTGGTTCTTAACTTCTATGGTTACTCCATTGACTCCTGCTATGTCACCTTTATCTAGATGACTACCAGCAATTCTGCGTTCTGCATATGGGAAACCATTCTCTCTTAACCAATTAACTGCTGGGATTTCTCCGCCTTGTGTGCCTTTACGCTTGGCTGCACTACTCATTACATGATTCCCTCTTGTTGGTATCTGACTGCTACATCTTCTAAGTACATAGATTCTGGGTCAAATGCAAGACTAACATAGTTACTACCTGTTTGGTCTGCTCGCCCGTATCTGTTCTTAACTGGGGCTACACATAAGTATGTGTCATCACCCTGTTTCATCTGTCCGATAGTTAGAACCATTGCTGGAATCTGATTGACCATACCTTGTACTGCACTGCGTGGCTGACATGGATAACCATCAAAGCCTTCTTTAGTATGGTGTAACACTAGTACTGCTGCGTTAGTATCTCTGGCTAAGTACTTAAGTTCTTTCATAACTGCACGCATTGCGCCGAACTCATCGTATCCATCCATTGCTACATCCATAAGATTGTCTACAACAATAAGTGTTGGACTCTTACCCCATACAGTCTCAAAGGCTGAGACTTCATCATCTAAGTCTTTAAGTGTAGGGCTAGATTCAAACGACCAGAACAAGTGATTGTTCAGTTGTAGTATCTCGTGTGATTTGCTGGGATTATTTTTAAGTAACTGTTCTGCTGCTGACTGGGGCATCTTGCCTGTCATTGCAATCAAACGCATAGCCATAGTATGTGCATTGGTATCTGCTGAAAAGTAAAGTGTAGGATGTTTTGTTTTCACAGCAATAGCCAATGCAACTGATGACTTACCTGCACCTGGAGTGCCTGCAACTACAGTTACTTCTGCTCGGCGCAGAATAATTCCTGCTCTCTCAAACGCCGCAAAAGCGGGTGGCAATGGTTCGCCACCCACCTCTGCTTTGTTTATAGAGCGTCTAAGTGTTTTCACTTAATCTGTTCTGGAACGAAT